GCTCGTTGCTGACATCAGGAATATCGGTGATTACATGTTTGGCGCGATCAAAACGGTCATAAACCTGACCGGTTGTGAGATTACAAAACTGCCCTTCGAGATATGCCTGCAGAAGGGATGGATCGTAGTTGGCTTCTAATCGTTCGATGAAGTCTTGAGGCAGATGTGGATTGTCTGCCGAACGCATCCTAATCAGCCTTCGGTCAGGGCGCTGCTGCGCTTCTTCTGTGCCAAACGTGTTCCACATCCAGCGAAAACCTTCAGGCGTTGATGCGGCCGCAAACTGTCGAACGTTGCCAGCACGCAAGCGGCCAAGGATTTTCGGGAATGCTTTCTGTGCGATTGATGGCGTGACGGTATCAATCTCATCAGCAAGAACCCAGGCAAGGTTCAAGCCAATAATTCGAGACCATGATTCAAAAGACCGGCAAAGAATTTTTGTATCTCCACCTGGCAAATGCAATGTGTAATCCGGAAGAGGACTTGCTCTGAACGTGTATGGGATCTCATAGCTTTCTAAAAAAGATTCAAAATCATTCATCCATATATCACGGACAAGAGGCCCTGTCGGCTCCATCACGCAACCTAAAAAGCCTTGATTTGCTATCGCAAGTAAACAACTTTTAGCGGCTAATGCTCGCGTCTTACCTGCTCCATACCCTGCTGACAATCCTAAAATTTCTGTGTTTTCATCTTCTACAAAAGCAAGCTGTCCTGGATGCAAGTCTTGTTTAATTTGCGCGACTAAAGCTTTAACGTCTAGCGTGCTGTCACTTTCTCCAACACGTCGCAGGATTGACCCTTTTTCGATGTGACTAAGGATCGTCACTGAATGACTTGTGCGATCTGTGCTGCGGTCTTAATGCAACCCAAAGCAGCATTCAGATTGTTTTGTTTACGGGCTTCTTTTTGCAGCGTTGCGAGCTGGGCAAGAATTTCTGCAGTAAAAGTCAAGCGATCTGTTTCCCAGTCGGCCCGGATAAGCTCCCGTGCTTTGGCGATATACGTGTCTGTTTGCCGTTCAGCAACTTCCCATTCTTTCGCGCAATACTGCACGATCTCAGAGCGGACAGCACCGTTCGCTAAAAGACGAGCAATGCGGTTAACGCGCATGTCTACTTCAATTTTGGTTGATTTAGCCATCAGATCGGTTTCTCAATAATGAACCCTGCGAAATCACCAAACCTGAACCATTGGTAAGGATTGCCTGGTAAGTGATCAGGGGAGATTGGCCGTTGTACACCTGCCAAGGATAATTCCTTTTGGATTATTTCATCGGATGAAACACCTGCAGAGAATTTACCTGCAAGCGTGAGGCGGTACATGATCGTGCTGATGTAACCGTCAACGGGTTCAAGCTTGTCAAAGATGATGATGGCACCGCCTGGTTTGCACTTGTCGTAGAGATCGCTGATGAATGATCGACGTTCTGATGGCTCGACAAACATCAGGCAAAGGAACAGGATTGCTAGGTCATAACTCTTGTATGGGTAAAGCTGAGCTTTAGTGCATGCGAATTCACCTGGTGCGCGGTAAAGCGGCTGCATGGCCTGTGATGGCTCAATACCGATTAGGTGAGCGTTACGGGTAGCAAGTGTTTCTTGAATGCTGCAACCAATATTGCCTGTGCTGCAACCGATGTCGTACACCAAGCCATCTTGTGGGATGTAATGGCGTGCTACGTGAGAAATGGCATTAGTTGCTAGCTCGTACCAAGGCAGCTGTTCGCGGACGTGCTGATCAAAGCCTTTGGCTACATCATTAGTTTCAAATGTCCAAGACCGTGGAACGGTCAGGTGATGCGGTGTATTGGTCATCAGTCTTTTGGCAGGTAACCAAACTGCTTTCGCAATTGGTTGTTGTAGAAAATCGTAGGGCTAGCGATCTGCTGTTGCATTTGAGATGCGATACCAGATGCGCCTTGAAAGGTGTCTTTCTGCCGCTTGACTATCCAGTCAGGGACAAGGTCTTTAGCAGCCTGCTTAAGCAGTTTTTTCCCTGGCGGTGATTCAGCCTTGTCGAGATTAATGACGCGTTCTACTAGCTGTTGCTGCATGAAAGGTAAGCGACATTCGACACCAGCTGCCATGAATGCTTTATTGCAGCGAACGAAATTGCCACGGGACATTTTGGCGAGCTGTGCGTGACGGAGCTTAATGAAGTCAGAAGTGGTTTTAGCTTTTGAGGCTTGGATACAGAAGTTGCCATAGCCACCAAAGAGTTCATCTGCTGCCTCGCCTGACAGACATGCTTTAAACCCTTCTGCTGCAATGCGTTGCGCTAGGGGAATGCAAAGGATAGCAATTTCAATTTGCGCCTTACTGCTGATTTCGATTGTATGAATCGCTTGGTTGATGAGATCAGGCGTCGGATCAACCGGCACTTCGATTAACGAAACTGATAGGTCAGAACAAAGGCGTCTAGCTGCCGTGAGATCTGGTGAATGACTGTCAAATGATGCTGTGAATGCCGTGACGTTGCTGGATTGTTGTTTGGCTAAAGCCAAGATGAGGCTGCTATCAAGACCGCCAGAAATCAAACAGCAGACTGGTGCATCAGCATGCAGGCGTTGCTGTACACCGTCAGTCAGCAATGAAAGAACGTCAGTGGCAGTTGTGTATTGATGGCTTGGGAGCTTGTAATGCTGAAACCATTGACCATTAGTCAAGTCGAAACCGTAACCAGGCGGCACAGCAATTGGTTTTAGGTTGGCAGGGAATGCCTTACGTTCTGACGCGTAAAGATAACCGGTTTTTGTTTTAGCAACGTATAGAGGGATTTTGCCAAACGGGTCACGCGCTAAATAATGGTTGCCGTGCTGGTCTGAGAAAGCAATGGCGTACATGCCATCGATTAATGGAAGGCTATTGATGCCTTGACGGGTAAGGAGATCAGCAAATGGTTCAGTGTCGCCTGTAGTTTGGAATTGATGAGGCGACTTAGCTTTGAGTTTGCTGTAATTCCAAACTTCACCATTGAATGACAACGTAATGCCTTGATGGCTGAAGGGTTGCGCTGATGCGTCGGTGAGATCAACTAAGGCAAGACGTACATGACCGTGAACCATTCGGCCATGGTGCTTGATGCCTATGCCATCAGGGCCACGATGAATGATGCGATCAAGCATTTGCTGAACGACGTCTGATGTGGTGTTGATGCCACCAGCTATGCCACACATGAAAGGATCTCCTTTTCGATAGTGGCTGCAACCTGTTTCATCATGAGCGGCGGTACAGCTCGACCTACGCGTTCCCAACGTTGAAGAAACTCACCTGTCAGGCTGAAGTCATCTGGAAAACCACAAAGGCGTTTTACTTCTGGGATCGTTAGATAACGCCACTCATCCCAATGAAAATGTTGACAGGTTGCTGTGATGGTAGGTGCTGGTTTCCGCGGATGAACTTTACACATATTGAAAAAAGACGCCTTACCAGATTCAGCTTCGCAAGCGGCAGCAAAGTTGTTACCTGGGATAGTTTTTGTCCATAGTCGATGGGTCTTGCTATCTTCTGATATTGACCTAATTTCATTTTCTGTTGGTGCTGTGCAACCTTTTATAGCTTCTTCAACGGTGTAAGTATAAGGAAATGGTTTAGGATGAACCGGAGCAATGTTGAAGTCATTACGTACACCAATAAAAATAGTACGTTGCCTAGCTTGCGGAACACCTAACCAACGGGCATCTAAAACTTTGCAAGAAACGTTATAGCCACAATGTCTTAGTTCTTGAAGGATTCGTTTGAAATAACCTTTAGCAGTACCTTTGACAAGACCAGTAACGTTCTCAGCTACAAAAACTTTAGGTTGAACACCTTCGAGGATTCGAGCGTATTCGTAAAAAAGATCATCAACACGTTGCGAACCATCGCTGTAGTCTTTGACTTTTCCCCAGCCTTTTTCACGACTGCCTGCTGTTGAAAAAGCAGAGCACGGTGGCGAGCCATCAAGGATGTCTAATTCTCCTTTAGCAATACCTGCCCGTTCTAAAAGCTGCTCTGGTTGCAAATCACGGATGTCTGAAGTGTCGAGATAACTGTCAGGATGATTAGCTTTATAAGTACGTTGTGCTTCAGGAATAAATTCAAGAGCATAGGCAACGCGATAACCAGCCATGCGATAACCAAGGCAAGAACCCCCACAGCCTGAAAAGGTACTTGCAACTGTGTAACCATTCCAAGGCAGGGTTTTAATTTCCTGCATCGAAGGCACGCGGTATTGAGGTTTATCTTTAACAGTCAAGATGATTTACCACTCCATTCGTATCCACAAGATGGGCAGCGATGTTCGGTAGTGATGTCGTCGTCTACTTCGTCGAAATCTTGAGGGGGTTCTAGTTCAGAAACCAGATCACCGGTGATGGAATTAAGATCTTCTGGGGTAAACCAGTCGTTGATGTCATGCTCTTGAGACAGTGTATGGAGCATTTCTTGATCCCATTCAGAAAGATCAGACGTGCGGTTATCGGCTAAAGCAAGACCGATTTTTTGTTCTTCTGAAAGGTTAGTGCGTTTGATAGCAATGATTTCGTCACCATCAGTTTCGATGATGCGTACGTTTTGAATACCTGCTGCTTTAGCGCCGTCAACTGTTCCATTGCCAGCAAGGATACGATTCTCTTCATCAATGACAATGCTGCGGGCAGCACCGTAACGTTGCAATGATTCTTGGATTAACTGGGAAGACCGATCAGTTCTGCGCCGTGCATTTTTATGATCTGGCTTGAGAGACTTGATTGATGCCAAGCTAAATAAAGCTGCTTGATGGATAGCGTAGCTTATGAATGCAAATGTTGATTAGCTCGTTGCCAAGCTTTCTGCATTTGATGAATTTTAGGAGTAATCAAATGATGGCTGGTTACCCATCCTTTGAGATCCCCTAGGGTTATTTGCACCGTACCATCGCTTAGGTTGCGGATTCTGGCTGCGGGCATAGGCAAGTTTGAGTCGCTGCTCATAACGCAAAAAAACGTTTAAGTCATTGGTACGCTGCTGCATACGCAGGGTTTCGTCAATAGTCATAAGACTTTTGTTGTTGCAGGGGTTGGCATAAGCACAACCCCTGTGAACGGTTATTAAGAGTAAGTTGGTTGCCCTGCTTCTACTAACTTATTTCGCATGTGTTGATACATGACTGTTGCGTCAGCAGTGTAATGCAGTTCATCTAAAACTAAACGAGCGTATCCGATTAGTAGATGTCCTGCTTCTTGATGGCCTCCAGGGCATTTACTAGCAAGAGCAAGAAACGTATTGATATTTGCCCTCCCTTTTAATTTAGTGCTGACTCGTCTTTCTTCAAAGTATTTAGTGTTTTCAGTTTCTAATTTTTTAATCGTGATTGCATCTATAGTTGTTCCCACTGACGTGAAATGCGGTTGCAGAATATCTGCGCATGCATCAGCAAGAAGATCGCCTTCTCGGCCTTGCTTTGGTGGCCCCCATACAAGCACTTCTGTGCCGTATGTCAGGTTAGTAATCCATTCTTGATTGAAGCAGTTGCAGATGACTGTTTCACCTGCTAGCTCATGTGGGGCTTTGACTTCAAGGATTACAAGGTCTGATCGTTGTCCAGCAGGTCGCTTGTAAAAGCAAACGATTTTTTCTTTAGCCATGATGAAGATGAAGATGAAGATGAAGGTGAGTGTGAATTGGTGTCGGGGTTTTGATCAGTCGTAATAGGCACCACCCAATTACGACTGCCTTGCTTTCCTCAATGCTATGAGTGTTGTATAGCTTTCAGCCTGCTGTGTGAGACCAGGCATCAGGCGCCCCAACGATGATTAGTCGTTGCTTACCTCTTGAACAGTGAATGTGAAGCCACAATCAATAGCATCATTTTTTAAAGCCTGGAGTTCGCGTTCTGTGTAGGCGTACTCAGTCCATTCGAGGCTTTCGTCAAGGAAAGCTTCGACGTAATAAGTAGGAGAAGACACGCGAGAAAGCTTGAGGAAGTTGCCTGCTTCTAGTTTGTCTTGAGTAGCCTGAAATTCATCAAATAAATTGAGCCAGGTGTGGTGATAATCAAGCATGGTGTAAAAGCAAAAGAAAAGAAAGCCCTGTCTCCAGGGCTGATGTAATCAGTCCCAAGTGTTGTGGTACTGAGGGCGGCCATCCCAGATGCGGAAATACTTGATGCTGTCAGAAATGCCTTCGATGCTGTCGTAACGCTGAATGCGCTTACGAAAGATGTTGCAATCTGGAGCTTGTACAGACGTGTCTGGAATTGCTTTGCCTTCGCCTCTGCCGTCATCGCCGGTAACGATGCGACCGATAGGACGAAGCCAAACACTGGCCTTGGTCATGCGAGCAACGACGTAGAACTCAACGATCGTCATGTCGTAGCCAAAGCTAGAACAAATGATTTGATCAAGTTCGAGCTTGCTGGTCTGAAGGGTTAACTGCTCTGCTGTAACGGTCATTGAAAACCTTGGTGAAGGGTAGGGATCTCTCCCATGCCTAAACTATATCATGGGTATACCCCGTTAGCCACATCAGCGGCGTTTTGCGTTTAAAGCACAGATGACAGTACAGACGATCTTTTCTACGTCTCGGCTGTTCACGTTGTACAAGCGATTTACAGCAGCTACCGCGGCATCAATCGAATCCCGACCTTTCGAGTAATGGACTGGCTTGATCTCTGGAATTGGTGCGGGTTTATTTGCTTCGCTCAGTACACGAGCCCGTAGCAGTTCTTGGCGCGGGATACCGCGCTGCATAGCCTCAGCATTTAGAGCGTCGCGTTCTTTTTCAGTCAAGCGGACATCAACCCGGACAGGGTACGTGCGGTTGCAATCAGGCATTAGAAGTCAAACGAATCAGTTGGTTGAGCCTCGACAGGCTCAGGTTGACAAAGGCGAACATCTAGCTCCCAGCGCAGGTTGCTGATAGTCACCATGGGGCTCCCGATTTTTTCAACTGAAATTTTGTCGGGGTTGCTTCCGTCGCGAACAATAAACCCGTTAGCCCATTCGTCACCCCTGCGGATTTCGACTTTAGTCTTTGGATTTATTGAATTAGAGGGTAGTACGCTTGTATCGTCCTGGGAGTTAATTTTATTGGATTTAATGGATTCAACTGATAAAGATCCAATAGATCGGTTAGATCCCGGTTCTGAGCCTCCCAGGCACCATTCCATGGCTGCAGGGGTTGCCATCCAGTAAATCCGTGGCCTTGAACCTGTTTCTTCTGCCCGAACAGGAATCGATAGCCCTTTTGCTTTCAGTGCCCGCAGCTCACGTGAGACATGCCCTTTTTGTTTGTCTAGCTCTGTAGCAAGCTCTTCAACGGAGACATCAGCGTTAAGCCCTGTGCGCAAGGTCAAGTAATCAAAGACCGATGCGCGAACGCCGCCTAGCTCCATGATGCGCTGCCCAGCCCTTTCAACCTTTTGCGCCTCTTCAAGTCCATCTAAGTATGTCCAGCCGCCTTCAGGCATGTATTGCCCCATCACGCCACCTGACTCATTGCCGCCTCGACCTTTGCCAGCAAAACCCACGCGCTTGTCGATACGGGCTAAACCGTCTTCTTCTTGTGCAACCCACCGCATCAATACGCCCCAGCTAAATACCGAGCTGATGGAGCTGCTGCCTCGGCATTCTGTAATCCAATCCCAGGTCGTTGGCCTCTTGACAGAGTGATGAATTACTAAAAGCGTTGCCCCAGTTTTACGTAACTGGCTAATCGCATTACGGATTGGTTGTGCATACCTAGAAGTGTTTTCTTCAATACCTGTCGGTTCCATCATTGAACTCAACGAGTCAATAATTACAAGCGGGAATTGATGCTTCTCAATCTCTTCACGCATTCGACGAATACCGTCTTTTGTGAAGTTGTACTGCTCGCCTGTTTCCATGCTGCAAAAGAAATCAACTGAATCAGCTTTCAGTGTCTGATCTTCTGCAACCAAGCTTTCGCGACGCAATAGATGTAGCCAATCACCTTCGCTTTGGTCTGTGCCAAATACAAGAACAGGCATCCGCTCGTTTGGGGTTGCTAAATCGCGGCCTAAAAACTGCGGCACGCGATCGCGCAATGCAGCAATTAATCCAGTAGAAAACGATGACTTGCCAACTTTTGGCTGGCCGATAATGACGTTCGACTCGCCAAGCTTGACCATGCCGTCTAGCAAAAACACAGACTCGGTGGCTTGTAGCTGTTGCCCAGCCCTATAAACGTTGCCTTTCTGAAGTCGACGTTCAGCAGCATCAAGATATGCTTTAAGTTCCGTATCTTTTGCGTCGTCGTGGACGCTGAGATCGAAAGCCTTGTTTCGCATCAGGGGCATCCAATCCCGTTCCCTTTCGGTTTGGATCAATGTTTCCGCGTGTAGGGCTAGGGCTGTTAACGCTTGTTGAAGTGGCGGTGTGCTGCTTAAGGGTTTTTCTGTAGAAGGCATCTGAGGCCAGTGATGGTGAAAAATAGTCGTCGTCGGTGTAAACGCCAAAACGTTCTAGTTCGCGAAAAGCTGTTAGTTCTTCGCTTGACTCATAAGGGTGTTTTAAGTCCCACGCGTCTAACGCTGCATCTGAGCGTTCTTTTTGCATGGCGCTGTATTTACCGCACATTGCTTCGTCTTCGTCGTATTCAGACGGAAGCGAATAAGGCACCCATTGCAGAAGGTCAAAAGCTCGCTCTTCTGCATTGAGATTAGTCACGGGCTAAAGGCTCAGGCTCTGATGCAATTGCTTTTTGAAGCAGCAGATTGACCCAGCCAACGCGTGTCACGCCTATGGGTTTCTTGCGATCAACCTCAGAAATGACTCTAGGGTCAACCCGCACGTAGCTGCTTGTCACTGGTTCAAGTTCTTCAGGCATTGGCCTATGATCGGTTTGCCATTAGATTATGGCCCTTCTGCCATTGGAATGGAACCCCTTAATGCTTGAACCGATAGCAGAACTGGAATTTTACAAAAAGCAGCACCGTTACAGGCTGCGTAATCAGTGGCTAGCACACAACGTTTCTGATGTGCTGGCTTTTGATATGACGCCATTCAAGCAAGCAATGATTGATAAATACAAAGATGGGCCAGATGGGTGGGCAATTAGGGGTGAAAGCATTCATGACTGGCTTGATCAACACTTGAAAGGGGAAAAGCCACTTGTGCCAGAAAAATGGGCACCGTGGATTGATGCCTTGTTAGATGAGCAGTTTTTTGATGATGCAGAAATCCTCGCGACTGAGTATCGCGTTGTTGATCCTGGCAGAAGCTGTGCTGGCAGCTTTGACTTTCTACTGAAAAAAGACGGTTACATTCAAATTGGTGACTTGAAAACAGTTTCATCTAAAAAAGCAGTCGCTACAAGAAAGCCTGCTACAGCGCAGCTTGGAGCGTATGCATCAATGTTAAGCAGGCAAGGCATTTATCCTGACATTGGCATCACACTGGTCGTAGGCCCTGAAAAAGTTAAGCTGATTGAGCAAAGCGTTGGGACTTGCCTTGAAGCCTGGGAAGAGGCTTGGGACAAATTCCAAGTAACACAGCCAAACTTTTGAGCAGGCAAATTAAGATGAAATGCGCAAAGTGTGGTTCTTTCCGTGTCCATGTTGTGACTACAAAGAGAACAGTTGAAGGCCCTTACGAGATTGTTCGTCGGCGTCATTGCATCAGCTGCAACCACCGTTGGTACACAGCACAGGTTCCAGAGGTCGAAATTCCGTCTAGTGCCATGACTTGGGTTGGCGACGAAATTAAGTTAAACCTGCACCCGATGTTCGATTGATATGGCAGGGTATACCCAAATGTGATACTATTTTGCTAGAAGGCTTAGCCTTTTTCTCCCTTCTCTTTCAAAATGACTTCGTATCAACGGCGTAAACCGCGCACTCGCGGCTACAGTTACAACAACAGGCCTGAACGGACAAATTTTTTGGTCTGTCTTGTATTTGGTTTGCTTTTTTCTACAGCAACCTGGGTGACGCTTACAAGCGTTCATAACCAGCAGCAAGTAACTCATTGCGAGCAAGGCTGGCAACGTGCTTGCGAAACTCTTTGATTTTTTATCATGACTTCTGTAAACCCTGGCGAAATGTTTCGATTCGTTGAAACGCAACCTGCTGTAGTAACAGCGTTAAAAAACCATCAAGAAAGATATACTGAACTTTCTATAGCAGACAGAAATGTCATACAAGAAGCTCGCAAAGTTCAATGCTTACTTCTTGCTTTTGAATCTTGTATCAATAAACAGTACAACCACGAGGACGTTAGCGAGTCTGACGAAAAACTTTTAAAATACTATACAAGCAACGATTCTGAATCTTGGTTTTGGACTTTCAATACGGCTCAAGAACTAATCCAAGAATCGATTGTTCGACAATGTGCAAAAGTTTGTGAAGCTGAAGAAAAACATGCAAAGCTAAAAAAAGATCATCGTTTATGCAAAGAACTTTCAGACGCTCGTGAGACTGCTCGCAAGCAATACAAAGCAATGCAAAAGCAGGAGGCAAATTGAGCGACAGCTTTACATTTACTGTTTTAGGTAAACCTGCTCCACAAGGCAGCAAACGTCATGTTGGCAAAGGCATTTTGCTTGAGTCAAGTAAACGCTGTAAGCCGTGGCGTCAAGATGTTCGACACACTGCTCTTCAGTTGCTGCCTAATGGCTGGCGTGCCATGATGGATAAACCAATCATGGTCTCGATCACTTTTGTGTTCGCTAGGCCCAAAGGTCACTACCGCACAAACGGCGAACTTAAAGCAAAAGCTCCTAGGCATTGCACCGCACGCATTGGCGACACAGACAAGCTTTGTCGAAGTGTTTTAGATGCCCTTTCAGGCGCAGTGTTTTCAGACGATTCTCAAGTAATTAACTTATCTGCAGAAAAACGTTATGCAACCAGAAACGAACAACCTTCCGCAATCATCACCATCGCCGCAATTTCCTAATCTTGGCAATGTCATCACGACTGATGACGTAAGTCAAAAAGGAACCGGTAGCTACAAAGCTGATTATGTGAATTGGTGCCGCACTATGCACCTGCTACATGATCACGCTCCAGGCTGGCAATTCTGCCTTGCTTATTACGTTGACAACAGTCACGTTTGGAAAGCACCTAACGGCACTGCTTATGTTGTCGGCTATTTTATTGGACCAAATAGTGAACGAACGCCTGACTTTCCTCAGGCGATTATGGACAACCGCAACAACGCAGTTGCTTACGAAAAAGTTAGCGCCCGTGATTTGACAGATAGTCATCGACGTTGTTTATGTACTGCTGCTGCAGCACAGTTTGGGCTTGCATGGCAGCTATGGGCACGGGAAGACGTTGAAAACCCACATCGTGGAGAATCGACAGCGGCTGCCAAGCCTGCAGCAAAGATCGAAGGTATTGCCGACAAAGATCAACCGCTATCAAAAGAAGATCGCGAACAATGCCTTGGTCTTATCAAAGAACTGACTCCTGACAACCTTGCTCGATTTTGTACGGACTTTCGACGGGACCATCATTTGGGGCCTAAAGACAAAGTTGCCCCCGCCTTGACTTCTAAACGTCATCAAGACTGGATGAACGCTAATCTCAAAAACTATGTCTAATGAAGAAAAAACGCAACAAGCTGAAAGAGATGAACATCGCAGTCATCTCCATTTCCAATGTCGGCTGGACACTGATCTAGCCATGGCACTCCGACACTTCATGAAGTCTCGGGGTTATAACGCAAACCAAGCGTTAACTATCATCGTTTCTCAATTCTTTAAAGGCATCAAACACAATGGCTGATTTCGCTCCTGACGCATTCACGTTTTGGTTTAACTGCAACCAAGACAAAAAAACTGATGGTGCTTATTGGGCTTCATCTGAAGTGCCTGTGGCTGAACTACGCAAGCTAGTTGAATGGGCTAAGACTGCAGAACGCACCGAAAACCAAAAAGGGGAAGAGTGCGTAAAGCTTCGCGCTAACCTTCGCCCTCGCGTTAGCAAAGCAGGTAACGACTTCTTGCTGATGGCCATCTCAGATCAAAAGCCACCACAAGCAGAAGCTGATTTCTGATTGATTCAATGGGCACGGCTAAACACCGTGCCTATTCTTTTGATATGAAGCCAACTATTGAGCAAGTCGAAAAAGATGGCAAGTTGGTTTGGCGAGTAGAAGCGGCTGGCGTCGTTCGCTATCACGAGCAAGATTGGCAAGCGCAATGGCTTTACAGCTATCTGATGCGCCTCTATAACTGCGACGAGATCAATCCTCAAAAGTCCTGATCTATGGTTTCACCACACTGGACAACGCGCCCGCAAGACGTGATCAGCGCAGCTCAAAACCGTGTACGGGAAACTATGCACGAATCCAATCCAAAGTTGACCACGCTAGAAAAAGCTTTTAGGGCTTCTGCTCTCCGCCAGAAAGCACGGCGTCAAGCAAGGCAATGTGACCAACAACCTGTTTAAGCAATCGGGCTTGGTGCCACTGAGCTTTTGCCATGGCTACGCATAGCTGCGATAAAACATCAATGTTGTCGCAGTCTTCAATCTCTCTAATACTGCGCTCTAAGACGAATTGTTCACTCAGGCTTGGCTCGACCACCATCCAGTCGAAACTGTTCAAGGGCGCGTTTTTCACTGGTGTAAATCCCCTCTTTAAATCGTATGTAATCACCTATAGCCGGCAAAAGCCACTGATGCACGGGGAGGCAGGCTTGCCAATTAACAGGTTGAACACAGTTCATAACGACTGTTGTCCAGAACGCGCTGATATATCCCCAATTCATCGATCAACGAATATGGCCCAGCCACTTGCTTCACCCTCGATCAGAAATCGTTGGTAAAAAGAAGAACGCGACATTCTTATTAACTCACCTGACTCTGTGGTGTGGCCGCCATGTTCCATGTCTGGTTTGCCCATCGGATCCATCGCAATGAAGTCGCCTTTGTCGTAGCCAATGATCACGCTCCAATGTCCACAGCCTTCGCTGTTGCACACTGCTGGGTTGCCTTTAGTGAAATCACCTTTATGCAGCCAACCAACCATTAACGGCCTGCCAGCATCGATTTCAATCTCAATGTCCTCAACTCTTACATTTTTGCGAAACTCGGCATTCAAGCCAAATGATTGCAACGTAGAAACTTGAGCGTGTACTTCTGTCGTGTCGCCATGCTTTCGACGCCTAATCCGGTAAGCGTCTTGACTTTTTACAACTCGATGAAAAGCCGCGACCATTGCAGCCGCTGAATCAAAACATTCCCGGTAGCCATAACCAGTAGGGCTGTCTAGCTGGTTGTAATACGGGACGCCATAAACCTCTTGGTGTATGCCGCTTGTTTTCCACATCTGAAACCACTCGGCTTCATCCGTAAGTAATACGTCGTCAATTGATTTTTCTAGCTCTGCAATCGCAGCTAGCTGATGAGGGTCGCCTTTCTTGAAAAACTGAAAAAACGGGAGAAGTGAAAAAACCACAACTACGACCCAAAACCACATTTACTTCTCAACGCGAGTCCCTGGAAATAGGTTGACTTTGACAAAATCCACCACCTTGTCGTCAACAGTGTTGTCAGTGGTT